CTGCGAATCATGTTCGCAGTTTTTATGGCGGCTCTGTTGTGGGAGATATTTAAGAAAGCTTGAACCCTGAACTCACGCTGTTGGGGACGCCTCGCATTCTAGAAGGCGTGAGTTCTGGGGTCAAGTTAGCTAGTAGTCTGCAGGTTCAGTGTGATGAACACTGGCATCTATCTTGACCACGGCTCCTGGTATACGAGCCATAATAACAACTGACTTTGGTTCGGGTCGTAGGTTAACAGCCGTAAATCGTGACCCCGTTAAATGTGGTGTAGCTACTAGCCACACCATAGCCAAGCAACATGGCGCTCGTCTGGAGGACAAAATCTTCGGAGCGCCAAGCTTCAAGCTTCAAGCGTCAGGCACCAAGCAACAAGCTTGACAAGGTATCCCAGACATGATAGGATTAGATTATGAGAGTTAGAAAGAAACTAGTAAAAGAAATAAAAAAGACAAACCCAGACCTAGCCGATGAGATACAATATATGTCGGTGAAAGATTTTAAAATGTTGATGTTTGTGTTCAACGTTTGGTGCAGGTTATAAAACTTGAGCCCTGGTCAAGATTGACAGGACACATAAAGTGTCCGCCCTACTAGTAGTGAAGTAGGAGCATACCTTGACCTGGGGTCAAGTGAGTTAGTCTTTTGAGCGGGTGATGATCATCATTAAATCCTCACTCGCTTGACCAAGCTTGAACCCTGATCTATTATGAAGACCTAACGCGGATGTGAGGGACAGGCCCTCTTTAAATAACTCGTTGTGGTTCCGCTCAATAATAGATCTGGGGTCAAGTGTTCTAAAGTGTGACCTAGGTATTCTATTTAACGCTATGCAATAGATCGAATACTTGACCAAGGAACATGGCGCTTGGAAAAATAATAGTGGATGAAAACCTAATAAGTCCACCGGCGTGGCTAGATCGGGTTAATCGCTCGAGAGGCCGGTATCCAAGGTAGCGCCAAGATCCAAGCACCAAGCACCACGGAACAGGGACCAAGCAGCAAGCCTCAAGCTTGACAAGCATCTAGCTATAGGATAAGATAGGATTAGAAAGAAGAGGTAAACATGGACAAGAGTAATATGAGTGAAGAGTTTCATGACTGGCTAGAGCAATGCCCAGTTACATGGAGCAAGAAATACGGAGAAGCAACATACACGTTTTGGGAGGAGGACGAAGATGCAAGTTAAATTTGAAGACAACGGTTCACCGTTGAAGAAATCTAAAAACAGACACGGAGAGACTTGCGACCAGCAACTTCGCAGGATGTGCAAGAACATTGCAGAAGATATAACTGCTGGTAACCCGGACGACAAAGATAGCAAGACAGCCAGCGCCTGGATGGAAGATGTCTACGACATCGAATGGATCACGTACCAAGACGGACGTTACAAGGCTGCCCGGTTACTAGTTGCAGGTGGCGGACCTAACATATGGGTAAACATGCATACGCATGAGGTCGAAGGTTATTGGGCCTCTGACAGAGTCATTGAGCCATTCATAGATAACATCGGTCTAGATGAATATTTAGAGGAACTACATGCCAGTTCAAAGTAGAGACTACGGATCAATTTTGTGGAACCATTACCTCTGGTGTCTCGGCGAAGGCCGGGATACCTCCTGGTGGCACAAGCATCAAGCTTCAAGCATCAGGCAGCAAGCGTCAAGCGTCAGGCACCAAGCTGTTCCAGGTAACAAGCACACGGTTCAAGGCCCAGGCACCAGGCACCAAGCTCTGTGCCACGGGCAGCAAGCTCCGCGATCCTCGAACCAGGGTACAAGCGCACCTCAGCATGTTTCTGGGACCTCGGACCAAGGGTCCGAACTATGATGTAAGTATTGTGTGGATGTGTCTTATGCCACGCAATTTGGTGTGGTGAAAATCTAATTTTTTTACCTCGTGTAACTTTAAATTCTACAGTGAAGAATATATTATTTTTGTTGTAGCACAACGCATCCGGCATTCCAATTAAGCTTAAATTTTCTATACGATTGTATATAATTTTAGGGGAAGCTTTCTTAAAATCTTGGTACAATTTACGCTCAGGTTTCATACAGTTTTTAAGGTTACAGATGCACTTCTTTAGTAATCTTTCTGTAGTTTTTTAGGTAATATTAAATTTGATGGTTTCTCTGTTTTTAAAACTAATCTGTGCGCGCTATGTTGTTCAAAACCCACAATAGGCATAGCATGTTCATGTACTTCCATACGTTTAACAGCTGCTAGTTTGCCATTTACTTCTACAAATATTTGAGCATTTTTAATTGCATCAGACCCTTCGGTAAATTTTCCAAGAAATTGTTGTAGATCCTGCACTCGCACTAAATTACACCAGCTTTTTTTAGTTGTTGTATTTGATTATCAACTTGATCAGCAAGTCTATAATTATCTTTAGTTAACTCCTCTATAATTTTTTTCTGACCAGTTATTTGGCTATCAAGATTAGCAGTTTGTGCTGCTTTCATTTTCCACTCGTATAATTCCTTTCTTAATTCACCATTCATTGCTCTATGTACTTTAGAAATACCCTCTAGTTGAGCTATTCTTTTCTTTTGTTCTGAAATTATTTGTTCTAAATCATTGGGGCCCTTTCTACCAGGATCTAGATCATGATGTTTTAAATCATGTTTAAAGTCAGGCCCTGTAGTATGTGATCTACCAGAGTCTTCCATTTGTGACACCTGAGCTGCGAACTCTTCAGCGTCTTTTTTAGTTGTTACCATTTTTTACCTTTTTTATTTTTAATAACTTTGCTTTCATGTATGCATTGACATTATAGGATTGTTACCTTAAATTGTCAATATGGGAGTACCAAAAAGATTAACTGAAATGCAAAAAAGATTTGCTGAATTGCTTGTATTTGGTGGACCAGATGGGCCACTGACAAAAGCAGAAGCAGCAAAACTTGCTGGATATTCTCCAAATAGATGTAGGCAAGAGGGGTCTGAATTAACAAACCCTAGATTAAACCCATTAGTAGCTAAATATTTAGGAGAGCTAAGGGAAGAAAGATTAAAAAAACATGAAGTAACTTATGCTAGTCACGTTGCCGAGTTGAATCGGATAAAAGAGATGGCTTTGAAGAAAGGTTCTTTCTCATCTGCTGTAAACGCAGAAACAAACCGTGGCAAGGCAGCAGGATTATACATAGACAGAAAAATAATAAAGACAGGGAAAATAGAAGACTTATCAGAAAAAGAGCTAGAACAAAAAATGCAACAGATATTAGAAGATTATTCACAGATTATTAATGTTACCCCCGAACCAGAAAAGATCGAGGGCAACAAGAAAAAGAAAAATTAATCTTTAGATTCTTCGTCTTCATCCTCAATATCTTCATCTTCCACATCATCTTGCATTTCTAGAACGTCCATGATGTTTGCGATTTTGTTTTCTAACGCTTCCACCTTTTCTTCTAGTTGTTCGATTTTGTTTTTGTTTTCGTCTTCGTTGTTTCCGAACATATTTTCTCTCCTTTGGTTGATTGAGTCCCCATACATACTTGCTTGTCCACAACCAATCAATCATTTTGTTTCCTATGTGTTGGGTATTTTTTCCATTTTAATAATACAACCGATAGGAAATATATTCCTATCAGAAAAACATTCCTCTTTAATATCGTAGGAACTAAATGTGTATAAAAACTTTTTTGTTTTTTTGTATACATAAGCTTGGGTAAGCATAATGCTTGCCTCAAATTTGTCAAATTCTTCTGCAGTTGCATGCGCGCTGTCTCCCGTAATGTCTACCCATTTAATTTGGTAGAAATAATATTTCTTTTTGTTTATAATTGCCGATTTAAATCTAGATTTTTTTCTACTTTTCTTCTTCATCATGCCATCTCTTATTTATTTTGGAAGCCATCCACACTGCAATAGGTATGCAAAGAATAAAGGTAAGCTCCATTGCCTCTTTTATAGAGTAATCAAAATATCTATTCAATATCGTTGTAATCAATACTGGTAGGAAACCACCTACTAGGACCAATATAACTATTCTATATTCAAACGGGATCTTCATATAGTACTAAATACCACAAAATGTCTTTTTACAAACCCTTTTACGCGCGTACGAGCGATTAACTGTACGTGTTTATTGACTTTTTTGAGTATTGGACATTTTAGACATTTTACATTTTCGTAAAATGTCCACACTTTAGCTAGTAATACCAACACTTCTAGCTCATTTGGACATTTTACATCCAATTTCAAAAATTTATTTTTTAAAAAACTTTTCATGAGATTTGATACTATGTATAAAATGTCCGGATGTCATATTTATGCCACATTTAAAACACTTTTATGCCACTAATAAGAATTTTTTCTTTCTTTTTATTCATTCTGCATAAGGCAACGTTGGTTCCGATACACCTTATGCAGCCAGTATAGTCTTCTTCACCTTACCAACTCGGCACTCTTTTGCTGAAGAGCTGTCATGAAGACAGGTACTTTGCCTGTTGAACAAAGGGTTCATGACCCACCTTGTTCAAGGCGTTTCCCAATCACTGGGTATCCCATGTTATACGTGATCTAATTTTGAATGTCAACCCTTAAAATAAAATTATATATAATTAGCTGCTATAGATATTCTTTCTATATTTTTGCTTTTAAAAGGGAATACCATATGGGACAAGAAAGAAGGAAAGATAAACATATCTCCTTCTTTAGGCATGGTTGAATATAAGTTGAGAACATCACGTGGTTGATATTCTCCGTATCTAAATGACAAGAAACCAGGACCATTATATTTTTTATCTGCGCCTTCAAATTGTTCAATTTCTTCTTGTAATTTTTTAGGAACTTTTAAAAAAAGCACGGAAGAAAATCTAGAGCCAGGGTGTATATGTGGAGGATTAAAATCTCCTGCTTTCATATAATTAACCCAAGCTTCCTTAGTTTCTATAAATACTAATTCTTTATTGTAAAAATTTTTATATAATTTTTTATAAATATCTAATTGAGGTATAATTATTTTTTCATAATTTTCAGTATTTAAAAGATATTCGTCTTTGAAATGACCCGCTAATTTTTTATGATTACTTGTTTTTTTATTACAAATCTTTGTTAACTTTTTAAGTTGTTCCTTTGTAAGAGTAACCTTAACTAAAAGTGGTCCAAAATATGGAAAGAAAAAATTAATCATCTTTAAATATAATTAATATTAATATTAAATCTTGCATGTTCATCCGTACAGTTGGTGCTTGAGTGAGGTTTAGATGGATTAAAAAATAAAGCTCTGTTGGCTATTGATTTAACTTCTTTCCCATTTTCTAAAATTGTTGCACCATTACAAGTGTTAAGAGAAAAAATTAATCCTTTTGTAGGAGAAGTATAATCCACGTGCTTTGCGTGAGTAATCTTTTTATCAGATCTCGGATAACAATTTGCCTTAGCCCTTATTAAAAAGTCATAAGTAATTTTTTTTAATAGAATCTCATGTAGCATTGGATACCACTCGCTTGAACTTCCTCTTCCATTTTTGTAGAAAAAGTGAATAAAATAAAACATTTTTTTATCATTTTCTTTTTGATTATGGTTCACAGTACGTATGTAATAATAGGGAAAATAATCACTTAAACATACATCTCTTAGTTTTTTAAATTCTTCTTCTGGAAGAAAATTATCTATAATCTTCATTTGTCTCCTAATTATTTTTTAAATTATAATACATACTCGTACCACCCAGTTATTGTATATTTTTTTTCTTTAATAGCTGGTTCGCCAATGTGTAAATGAGTCCATCCGGCTGGCCAAATATAAAAATTTCCGGCTTTGGGTTCTGCTCTTACATTATGTTGTGGAAAAAGTGTGCCACCACCTTCTTCAATATCATTTAAAAAAATCATCCAAGATAAAAATCTTTTGTTGTAAATTTTTCCTTCGTTCTCACAGTGTAAATGATGATAGTATTTGCCCGGTTCCCACATTGCAAACTGTGCTAAACCTGTAAGCTTCCACTTAGCTAAATTATTGATTTCTGGGTATTTTTTTATGTATTCTGTCATTGCTTTTTTAACTTCTCTACCTACACCCCAACAATGATTTTCTACATTGTCATCTTGTTGTGAGTATATTTGAATACAAACTTCTAAATTAGGTAGATCCATGACACCAGCTTTTCCTGGTTTTCCCGTGCCCTCTTTATCAAACCATCTAATAGCTTCTCGGCATTTGTCGTAATCTAATATTTTTTCTTTTTTAAATATAAACATTAATTATTTTTTGTTTTTTTTAAAGTATTCGATAGTCTCAGCTATCGTTTGTTGCCTTTCGTATTCCTCTTTTATTTCTTTTGATGTTGGTTGTGGATATTCCGAATCCCATCTATCTATGACAAATGTTTCATTAACAGCAGTAAGGTCATAACTAGCCTGTGGTACTAATGCTTTCATAACAGTATTTATACCCCAAGCAAAACCATTTTCATTTGAAAACATTTTTATTGTTTCTTTTACTGATAGTTTTCTTGCCATTATTTAAATTGCTTTCCTGTTACCCAAGTTACTAATGAATTTCTTTCGCCTTTTGTTACAGGCGTAACTTCGTGTAAAATATAAGATGGAAACATTATTAATGTTCCTTGTTTTTTATCCATTAACGTACCTTGATCACTCTCATAAAGATATAGTTCTCCACCTTCATATTTTTTGGGGTCGGTTAATTGAATTGATATAGATAATTTTCTAACAACAAAATCTGTTCCTCTATCAACGTGTTTTCCATATTTGTTAGATGGTGCTTTATAATGAGTAAATTGAAAACCCTCATTTAAACCAAATATATCAAAATTAAAAAATCTTTCATTTAAATTCAATACTATGTCGGTTACTCTACGAAATACCCAAGCCATATTATCAGAAGGATATAACCAAGATATTTTACTTTTTCTAATACTATTTTGATTTTTACTTCT